AAATCTTTATCTCCATATAATTTTATGCCTGCTTGATCAGTAGCAAACATAATCTCCCGTAATTTTCTAGGAGCATACAAATGTGAATATTGAAGTCCACGATCTTTATTAAATTCGTGAGCGATATATCCATCATCTGCCGTAAACTTATCAAAATACTTTTCAACGATATTAACTGTCCAAGTCTGAAGAAGAGGGCGTAAAGAAACTCCAGATCCAGGGAAATCTACAACAACTCTTGTAGATTGTTGAGTATACCCAGATCCACCATAAACAACCTCAACAGATGTAATTTGACCACCACTAAGTACAGGAGTAATAACTGCACCTACTCCATCGCCAGTTATAAGCAAATTAGGAGGAGAATTATACTTTTTACCTCCTTTAAGAACAACTACCTCACTAATAGCACCATCAACTATGATAGGTGATAATTCTGCTTCTTCTCCACCTATTATGCTTACTTCAGGTTCTCTAATGAAATTTAGAACCTCTGAAGATCCATATCCAACACCTTGATTAGATAAATGAATTGAAGATACAGATCCTCTGAAAATAGGTTGTACTTCACACTCAAATGTCTCTAATCCGGTTGATGCAATACCAACGTTACCAGTTACACTAACTGAAATTTCAGGATAATTGAATATATGAGTTCCTACACCAACACTAGTGAAATCTACATATTGTTTTGTTCTGTAATAGTATTCTTTATCGCTAGATACTCCAACTGCAGATAATTGGAACTTATCATCATCCACTTTAGTAACATAGTATTCAGTACCTACAGAAAGACCTCCTACAGCGGTATCAGTCGTTTCAGTATACTTAACAACCTCCCCTGACTGGTAATCATGATTGTTAATGGTAATTTGATCGAGAGAAGTGCTAATTCCACTTATACCCGCACTTCTTTTCTTATTTTCGTAACCAGATCCCGTAGTGAGAACATTAACAGAATCAACAACCGATTTTTGGTTATAAGATTGTAGGGTTTGCTTACCAAGTCCATAATTAGTCAATCCAACCGTATTAATGCCCGATAGAGCATCTCCTTCAGTACGGTGAAGTCTAACAGTGGTCAATCCAACCAAAGAAACATAATAAGAAGATTGTGTGGTGATTCCTCCTACATTTTCTTGATCACCACTAACATAAATGACTTGCTCACCGGATTTAAACTTATGGAAGGTTGAGAATCCAATACTATTAGGCATTAATGCCGATCCAGTAGTTGCAACCCCAACAGTTGTATTACCAGTGGTGTCAAATCCCCCAACACTCGCATCAAAGTCAACAGAATGGGTAATTTGCCTCATATTCGCTGAAGCAGTCGCACCCTTTCCATTTCCGCCTGTAATAGTAACTACAGGAACATCTAGATAATCAAATCCAGTATCTATAACCCTAATTTGATCTAAAGCACCGGAAACTGCCACATATCCGGTTGCTGCAGTTCCTACACTGTCTCTAATGAGCAATTCGGGAGGGTTAATAATATCATAATTGGATCCTGGAGATTGAACATCAATTTCATTCAATTTTCCATAATGAATCCTATCTTTAGACTTATAATTTAAAACTTCTACACCATTAACCAAAACTCCAGTAAAACCAGGATTTGTAGAAGTAACTGTTCCATCATTTTCAGGAAGAGCAACTTCTCTTAAGAGTTGTTGTGATTCTAAAGTCTTAAATCTGAATTTATAAGGTTCGAGGGTATTATCAGTTACTACTAAAGATTCATCAGGAGTAATAAAAATACCATTAGCAATATTATCTCTACTTTCGGCAAGTTTAATGGTAGTCTTGTTTATTCTTTGTACAAAATAAAGTTTTTCTCCTGGAGGGATTAATTCTCTTTCATCTGTATCAGAAACATCTTCTAAACACTGAAAACCAACATCTCCTTTAAATAAAGATGATTGAACTACCAATTTATACTTTTTAGTGCCAACCGAATTAAAATATTCCTCTTCTACTTTTTGAGGAATATAATACACCATATCACCATTATAAAAACCGTGATCACCAGTGGTATTAATTTCTATTTCAGCATCACTAAATGTGGTAGAAAATGTAACCTTCTGATCCGAAACATCCAGTGGTGTGCTATAAGTAGGAATAGAAGGAGAAGCAATTAAAAGATTATTATTCTTTACATAAGTATTTTGAACGTTGGTAGCATATATCTCTGCCGTAGGGAAAGTATTAGACTCTACCTTTAAAATATTTCTTCTAATATTATAAGTTTCTGTAAGATCCAGAACACCTTGACCACGAATTAAAACAGTCTTGGCAGAAGGAGTATTAACAATATCACAACTTCTAGTAACATCATTGGAATCGATAATTTGTGCCTTATCACCGATTTTAAAATAATTATCTACATCTAATGTTACCAAATAAGATTGGTCAGAAGCATCTTCTAATGTAAGAGACTTAACAGTGTAAATTGGGGCAATATTATAGAACCAACCCTTTGCTTTGAATGAAGTATCTCCAATTCCTAAAGTTTTAATTTTAGCAGTGTCTCCAGGAGAATAAGAATGAGTATCTTTAACTTCTTCTAGACTATTCAATACAGAATTAATCCTTACAAGGATGGTTTCATCTTGATCTGAAAAAGATTGACCAAAAGCAAATGTATGAATACCAACAATAGATGCATTGGGAAGCGTATTGATGATATCTTCACATCCAAAGAATTGAGTTAATGATTTTGAGGTATAAGAAACAATTCCAGTCGTTCCATCAGCATAAGAGACAAAAAGATCTCCTGTAGATCCAAAACCTACTGTCGAATCCACATCAAGGACTGTAGCACCTGCTGAAACCTGTCCAATCAGTTGGGTTTGAGGTTGAACCGAAAATGCACCATAAACTGCACCATCTACTCTAATATCTCTATTATAACCCGCATCAACAGACATCTTATAGAAGGTTCCACCAATACTGGGGTTAATCTTCTCTATTGATGTAATAGGAGCATATGCTTTAATAGCATTATCTCCATAAGGATACTGGAACAAGGTTGCTTGCTCCAAATCCATTGGATCTCCACCATCAGGTATTGCTTCAACTACCAGATCATTGGTAACTCTGTAATTAGCATTAGATGGAGTAAAAAGAAAATCTTTGGGTCTAACAATTCTTACTTCTTCGTCATAAAGTGCTTTAAAAAGGATTTCAAAAGACTTATCAGTACCTTTACTTAAGTAAAAGTCTTTTGCTTGCTTAATAAAGACATTTTGGTTTAGATCTGCATGTAGAGTTCTATCTTCTAAACCTGGAGTAAGTTGATGCTTGGTTTTAAGTAAAAATTGATTAAGGAAAAGAACACTTAAGTTGTGTATTGTTGATTCTGCCTCATGGGTTTCAATTTGAGTAGTTTCAAAAACTAATTCATCGGTAGTTGCTTCTTTTTCATAAGAAGTAATACCACTAAACCCTCTTATACATCCAGTAAAGGCAGAATCGGTCTTACCGGTATAAGTAATGATCTCATCATCAATCTTTAAGAGTCCATACGTATCTGGGAATCCATCTGTTCCTGTAGGAGACTTAATTAGGTCAACTTCAATAGTAGTGGTGTCATAACCTAGTTCAGTTCTTAAAACAACACTCTGAACAAGATTAGTTAACTCATTAATCTTTACATATTCATCAATATTCTGAATAAGATCAATTGGCGCACCATTAAATTCTTGCGCTATGTAATACGACTTTAAAAATTCAGAAATCAGCGGGAATTCCTGCTTTACATAAGCAGGCAGCTGATTCTGAACTATGTTGCTGAATTGAATTCGCTTTTCGGCCATTTTATGATCTTACTAGTGTCCCGTTGTGGTAGCTGGATGTAACAATGTAGTTTGAAGCAGATGGATCCAATCCAGAAGAGATTTCATCCACTACCATTTCAAAATTACTGTTACTTATATCTAGTTGCAAATAAAGATCCTGTAATCCGACAACATCGTTAGATTTAGGACATGCAGATAATTCAACAATGGTTTGACCATCCTTTAACTTACCAGCAAGAATATTAACTGGGTTTAAAGTAATAATTCCACTCTTATAGTTAACAGTTCCGACATTCCTTCTCACAATATTTGGTGAAGTGGAATTTGGAGTAGGTAAAGTAAAGAAGAAAAGATTACCAGTAATTCTATCTTGATTAGGAAGGTCAGAAAGATAAATATCGCTATTTATCCCACTGATTCTAAATGCTGATGATTTAATGTTATATCCATTAATATCTTTAATATAAAATTCATTACCAAACCCAATCTGGTACTCTGCAAAAGTATTTAATACACATCGCATGTCTCTTCTCATCTGAAGAGTCGTAATATTGGATGTAACTGCTTCAGAACTGTCATCAATCACTTTTAAGAACTTACTGTACTTAAATCTTGCACCATAACGATTCAATTCAGTAGATTCTGCATATTTTGTTGCATTTTGTTGAACAAGAGTTGAAACACTCTGTGCAGAAGGTGCTAAATTGCTGTTATAATAGATTTTTGAGTCAACTTCAAGATAAAGATACTTCAAATCAAGAATTTCAGGGACAATTCCTGCTACAGCATACTTTTTAAGCTTAATTTTGATATTTTCCTTAATTAAGTTAGGTAAAAAGTCTCCTGTTCGGGGTTTAATGCTAATAAAGACTTTTCCGTATTGAGGAGGAACCAAATCTTCACCTCCAAAGACAGAAATTGACTCTGTTTCAGGATAAATCTTTGCTGGAATCAATGTTTCATAATCATTTGCTGTTAAACAGCGATTTTGAGAGGCATAAACCTTTGGAGCATACTTTTTAACCGATTCTACGGTCTCAATATTCTCTCCACCTGATGATTGTAGGTTAACAGTCAATAAAGACAGTCCTGAAGTGACTGTATAGGTGTTAGAATTACGTGTGTACTCTAAATTACCTGCAAATGTAAGATCAGTAACCCCATTTCCACTATCCCCAGCAGAAACTAGGTATTTTGCTGTAATATAGTTGCCTTCTTCAAGTGCTTTTCCAAAAATTCCATCTCCAAAGAAGATTTCATACTTTTCATCTTCAATTTCTTGTAAATAATAAACTTTTGATTCAGGTGTGATGTTAAAAAGGTTATCTTGGAAGGCATATTTGGTTTCAGTCGTCGATTGCTGATTATTTTTAACAGAAATCGTCATTAAACTGGTATCAATTCCAATATTTGGTAAAATAAATCGCTGATTTGCGTTTCGAGAGGAAAATGTGAAATTATTTGTTAAAACTGTACCTTCATATATGCTAATATCATCAAAACTTGCAATATTATCTGTTACAGGGACAGTTATATCATCAACAATAGAGAAAACGAAGGATTGATTACCAAAAGCACCCGCTGTTGTTGCTACAGGACCTGCTTTTAAGGTTATTGATGCAGGAGAAGGTGAAATATTGGTTGTATCAACGAAAAAACTAACTGTTGCGACTGCTGCTTTACGTGATCTAGGGGTATAACCTATATTTCGTGCTAAAGAAACGACATTTTCTCTTAAAGTAGCACTATCAATGAAAACTTCGTTTGATACCATGTTGGCATTGTACGAAGTAATGTAAGTATTGTACGCCAATAAGTCAATTATGGTTGAAAGGTTAGACCCTTCAAAGTCATAATCTGTAAAATTGGAATTTGCTTTAAGATAATCTTTAAGTGTTATCTTAACCTGGTTAAAATCCAGGTCTGAAAAGTTGACTAATGGCATTTTACCTGGTTGCTTGCAATGCGAATTGTAATTCTTGGGCAGGAACGTCTGCTCCTATAATCTCATATATGACTGTAACGTTAAATTCATTATTATCAAAATCTGGATCTGCTTGAACATCAATCAAGTCCACTCTTGGTTCATAATTTGTGATAGATTGTTTAATTTCATCTACAATGACAGTAGCACTGATGTCATCAACATTCTGAAAAAGGGTGTTTGTAATTTTAGATCCAAAACTTGGGTTAAAATATTTTTCTCCGGGCAAAGTAAAGACGATATTCTTAACAGCACGTGCAATTGCATTCTCATTTTTAAGACCAATTAGA